TTATATGAAAATATATCATGTAATAATTCCAAACTCCTACACAATCCAATCGATTTCAAAACGTGGAAACGAAACAGAATTGATTGTTAATCTGATTGGATTCAGACAGAGATATAAAAAAACATTTGTTAATTCAACAGAAAAATCAAATGAAAAGAGATGATATTATAAAAAGAATTATTGATGGGGGGAGGGGAAAATCTCTGGATTTTGAAACCCATGGAACCAAAGCGGCGCTTTGGTTTTAGTCACGCTGGTTCTGTGAATCCCGCAAACTGGAGTTATATCATGAAAAAAAACATTAAAACATTAACAATCGATCAAAATTACTGGGAATCAGATCCACACCACAAACTCGTTATTGTTTTGGGAACATTGGAACAGGATTTGAATGTTGATTTATCATCCCTCTATTCTATTAATACTTTCGATGATTTATGTTCATTTGGATGGGCGGTTTTTGAGGATGAAGATCAAATAGAAATCATCGTAATGAACCAGCATGTAGCCTCTATTGAACTGGATTTCATCTGATGGAAACTCCTGAAGAATTAGAAAAAAACATTCTAAACAATTTAAAAATCTATTTGTTATGGTTTGAGGAATTGGACAAATGAATTTGTAAATGATATTCGAGAAAGCGAAAAACAAAATGAATGGAAAAATATAGATGAATGGTTTTCATCATTATAAAAAAAGGAAATTATGACTAAACCTGGACCGAAAAAAAAACCAACAGAACTAGAAATTCTTCAGGGGAAACCTGGACATAGACCGATTAACACAAAAGAACCCAAACCCAAACCCATTGAAAAAATTCCTGAACCTCCTAAATGGATGAGTTCTGAGGGAAAAAAATTGTACAAACGAATTACTCCAATCCTAACAAAATTCAGATTGCTAACAGAGGCAGATCTGGAAACATTAAACATGGGTTGCGATTCATACGGAAATTATGTTGAGGCTCAACAGAAATTATCCGTTGAGGGGCGAGTTGTTTTATCCTCCAGAGGGGATATGAGAGATCATCCACTAGTAAAACAATCTCACAATTATTTTCTCCAATATAAAAATTTTATGAGCGAATTCGGATTATCTCCATCATCGAGAACTCGTTTACATGTTGACGTTTTAGAAGAAATAAATGAGTTGACAGATTTTTTAAACAAATATAAATGAGAAAACCAAAACCAAAACCCTCCAGATTCTTTTTCGATCCAGAATCAGCTGAAAAACCAATTGAATTCATTGAAAAATTTTGTTCCCTAACAAAAGGTCGAAAAAATGTTAAATCAAAATTGGTTCTCTGTGATTTTCAAAAAGAAATCATTGAACAAATTTTCGGATGGATGGATTCAGAGAATTTTTATGTTGATGATGATGGAGAAAAAATCTACTGTAGAAAACATTCCTCAGCACACATCTGGATCGCCAAAAAAAATGGAAAGTCAAGCCTTTCGGCATTTTTGGCATTATATATGCTAATTGCAGATGGAGAAATTAACGCTCAGATTGGAATTGTTTCAGGTTCAAAAGAACAATCGACAATTGTTTTTGATGAAATAAAAAGACTGATCCAATCAAACAAACATTTATCCAAATCTGTTCAAATATTCCAAGATTCAATTTTTTTCAAACCAACATCCTCCACAATAAAACCCCTGCCAGCGAAAGCGGAAACATTAGAGGGTTTGGACCTATCGTGTTTAATAATCGATGAAATGCATATTGTCGAGAGAGAAACATTCAATGCAATTGAATACTCTAACATCTCTCGATTGAATCCATTGACAATTATCATTTCAACAGCTGGAGATAATCTCCATTCTCTAGGACATCAGATTTTTCAAACAGACAAAATAATTTTAGATCCTGATGATCCAACAAACGATGAACATCAATTCACCTATATTAAATCCGCCGATCCTAATGCAAATATTTATGATGAGGATGTTTGGTTCGATGTTAATCCAGGTTTGGGAATTTGTTGTACTCTGCAATCTATGAGAACAGCTGCAAACCAGTGTAAAAATGATCCGTATAAAGAGCTGAATTTCAAACGTTATCGTTTGAACATTTGGAAAGGACAGAATGAGATAGGTTATTTTCCAATGGAAATATTTTCAAAACGAATAGAGGATTTTTCAGATAAAAAATTGAATGGATTAGTAGCGTTTGGTGGATTGGATTTATCATCAACTGAGGATCTGTCAAGTTTTGTTTTATGTTTTCCACCACAGGAAGGTTTGGAAAAATATCATATCAAACCATTTTTCTGGATACCTGGAGATAATGTTTCACAAAAACAATCAGTGGATAAAGTTCCTTATGAACAATGGATTGAAAAAAATTGGGTTTTTGGAACAGAGGGAAACTACATCGATCATAGGGAAATTTCTCGAATGATTAAAACGATTGGTTTTGATTATGACATTCGAGAAATAGCATTGGATAGAGCGATATCCTCTAGAGTTGAACCGGAATTGATGGAAATGGGTTTTAACACTGTTCGATTTGGACAAGACATCATGTCGATTTCTCCACCAACAAAAACAATGAAAGAACTTATTTTCTCAGATGAAATTGTTTTTGAAAACAATCCGTGTTTCGAATGGAATATGAGAAATGCAGTTGTTTACACAGATTTAAATGAAAATGTTAAAATTCACAAACAGAAATCCAGATCCAGAGTTGATGGATGCATTGCAGCAATTATGGCATTATCCAGATCTATGACATTTAACAAAAAATCACAAACATTTGAATATGTTAGCGGTCAAATGTTTCTCTAAAACCCGTATTATAGTGTTTAATAGGATATAAAAATGGCAATATTAGATCAATTTGGTAATGATTTTCAGAACAAAATCGAAAATAGAGCTCTAACAGTTGCGTCATTTAATAATATTTTTGGAGAAAATTGTGCCTCTGGGAGAGTAATAAATCCAAAAAATGCCTTGAGTTCAACCCCGTTTCTCTGTGGTTTGAGGAAAATTTCAGAGACAATTGCCAGTTTTCCAATCGATTTATTTCAAAAATATGAATCTGGAGATAGAGAAAAAGTTCTAGACCATCCTCTTTCCAAATGTTTTTCAATCTCTCCATTACTAGACAATGAAATTTCAACATTTGATTATTTTCGTTTGATGATAGTGGATTTGATTTTGAGAGGAAATCATATTTCTCAAATTATCCGAAATGGTAAAAATCAAACCATCGGAATCCATCCTCTCGAATGGACAGGAACTAGAATTTTCAGAAATGCAAAAAAAGAATTGATGTATGATGTTCAAAATGTTGGGATTTTTCCTAGAACAGACATTTTCCATGTTAGAGGGTTGAGTTTGGATGGAATTGTTGGAATCGATCCTCTCCAAATTTCAAAAGAGGCCATTGGTGTTAGTTTGGCATTGCAGGATTTCATTTCCAGTTATTTTCGGAATGGTGCCTGTCCTACATCTCAGGTAAAAATTCGTGGAACTGCAACTCCAGAAACAAAAAATAATATTCGTTCTGATGTTATTAGTCGGAATTCTGGTAAAAATGGAAATGGAGTTATAGTCACAGATGATTCATGGGATTTTTCCCAGATGGGGTTTGATAATAGGGCCTCCCAAATGGTGGAACTCTGGAGAATGTCAACGGAGGAGATTTCCAGAATTTTAAATATCCCTTTACACATGGTAAACAATCTAGAAAAATCTGCATTCTCAAACATTTTTGAACAAAAGGAAGAATTTTACGATATCACATTGAAACCTCTGTTGGAGATGATAGAGGATGGAATTAAAAAAGATCTATTAAATGATTTTGAGAGACAGATGGGTTTGTTTGCGGAATTCAATGTGGAAAATCTTTTGAGATCCAAACCCATTGAAAAAATTGATATTCTAATCAAACAGATTACAAACGGTTTACTGACAATCAATCAGGCTAGACAGAAATTAAATCTGAAAACCATTGGACCGGATGGAGATGTTATTTTAATTCCTTCAAATAATTTATCTCCAATCAATTTGGTAATAAATCCTCCAGATCTGCCTCCCGATGATTTGCCTCCCGATTCTCCAGATTCAGAGGAAAAACAAACCAATTCAAAACCACTAGAGGAAATCAGAAATGAAAACATTCCTAG